ACTACTCAAGATAGCTCTAATGAGCAGTATATTGCAGAAAGCAAAAAGTATAGAAAAAGAGCTCAGGATGCAGAAGCTCAATTAAGTGAGCTCAAAAAAAGTCTTGCTAAAGCAGAAGAAAGTAAACTTAAAGAAAAAGAAGAATTTAAAACCTTATATGAACAGGCTTCTTCTAAGGTCGAAAGTTTAACTGCTAATGCTGAAAAGTGGGCTAAGTATGAGGAAGGTAAAAGAGCATCTTTATTAGAAGCTCATCCTGAAGAAGACAGAGAATCTTTATCTAAATTAGATTTAGAAACTCTTGAATATGTTACTAATAAAATTAATGATAGAAAACCTAATGCTCCTGAAACTCTTGGGCAGGCTAGAAAGAATATGCCAAAAAAACCATATTCTGAAATGACAGCACAAGAAAAAAAGGAAAATTGGGCTTCTATTATAAAACAATATAAACCTAATAATTAATTATAGGTTTTTGCTCTCAAAATGAAGGCTCGTAAGAGTAGTTGAAAGAGAGTTAAATATAAAAGGAGAGTACAATGGCATTTACTGACCCATTCGATACGAATGTCCATAGTGGTGGTACAGGTGCAGTTACACCTAATATTGCCGACCAATTTATCCCTGAGGTGTGGGGACAAGCTATTCTTGATGTTTTTCAACAAAAAATAATGATGAAAAATGTGGGAACTGATTTATCACCTAATGTTGCTAATCATGGAGATGTTATTCATCTACCACACATTGGTGTTCCTGAACTATCTGCTTTTACACAAGGTGGAGAAATAGCTACTGATGTAACATCTGCTGGTTCAATGACATCACAGCAAACTGATTTAACGATTTCAGAATATAATGTTGCTTCAGTTTATGTTCCTGACATTGTAAATGTTCAAGCAAATTATGATTTGTTAGGCATTTATACAAAACAGTTAGCTTATGCTGCTGCTAGAGGTTTTGATAATTATATGCACTATTTAGTTGCAAATAATCTTCAAGGTTTACTTGCTAGTGCTACAGGTGCTGTTGGTGCAGATGCTGATACATCAATCCATGTTCAAACAACAGGTTCTGCATTAAGTGCAGATAATTTGTCAGATTTAATGGCTATAATCTTGAAAGAAACAGGCACTACAGAAGGTTGGAACTTAGTTTTATCTCCTGCTATGTATGCTAGTTTAGCAGCTCTTGCTGATTTCGTTAAAGGTACAAATTCACCATTAGGTGCTGCTTTTGAATCAACAGGAAATGCAGGAAACTTACTTGGTATGCCTGTGTGGATTGCTCAATCACCTTACATGGCAGGTACTGGTGCTGATGTTTCTGCTGATGCTACTAAAGGTATTAAAGCTGTAGCTGACCTTGAAACATCAGGTACTGATGATAATGATATAGTTTATGGTTATGCTATACACGAGTCTGCATTATATTATGCTTTCTCTAAGGAAGCTAAAATAAGTGCTTCTTATCGTCATGCTTATCTATCAACATTAGTTACTGTTGAGTCTGTTTATGGTGGTGTTGCTATCAATACTGACAATGATGGTGATAGAAGAATCGTTGCATTAGTGGATTACGAGTAAAATAGTAATTAGCTTAATGTTAATTCTTAGAATAAAAGGGGTAGGCAACTGCCCCTTTTATATTTAAAGGAGGTATATGGAACTATTAAAAGAAATTAAAAGGCACGAAGGATTTAAGCCTAGAGTATATAAGTGTACTGAGGGCTATGATACAATAGGGTATGGTTTTGCTATAAAAGATTTAGTAATAGAGGAGGATATAGCAGAATTAATACTAATGAGAAAATTAGACACACTCCAACAAAGGATAGCATCTGTTTTTGGTTGGTTCTTTAATAGCCCACAAGAAATAAAAGATGTTGTTACTAATATGTGTTATCAGCTTGGTCTTTCAGGTTTTTCTAAGTTTAAAAAAACAATATACTACCTAGAAACAGAACAATATCAGGAAGCCTCTGTTGAGATGCTCGACTCTCTCTGGGCAAAGCAAACACCTAACAGAGCAAAAGAACTTAGCGAGATAGTTAAGTCAGTTTCCACCGATTAGGATTTTTATAAATTCTATACTAAATTATTATCAAAAATACAAGGGAATTATATGGCTTTGAAAGATAGGGGTGTAATCAAAAGAGCAATAGTAACCCCTGATAAGCACTTCCCAATACACGACCAAAAAGCTATAAATGTAGTATGTAAGGCAATTGAAATTGTAAAGCCTGATATATATATTGATTTAGGCGATACGGGAGAATGGGAGCATTTTAGCACTCACTATTGGAAGGGCAGGTCTGCTAAGCCAATGGAAGACTTAATCCCTCTTTTAGATGAAGATGTAGATAGTGTTAATAGTGGAATGAACCAAATAGATAGGTCTCTTGATAAGGCAGGGTGTAATGAAAGACATTTTGTGCAAGGAAATCACGAAGTTTGGTTAGATAAATTTGTTACAAGGTATCCTTATTTAGACCACTATATGACAGAAAATGCTTTAAAGTTAAAAGAAAGAGGATATAAATATCATCCTTATAATCGTAAAAAGCTTTTAAAAATTGGAAAAATAAATTTTACACATGGAAAGTTTGTATCTAAATATCATTCATTTAAACATTTAGATGTATATGGTGAAAGTATTATGTATGGTCATACTCATGACCTGCAAAGACATACTAAGACTTTTAATGGGGGGACTATAAGTTCATGGAGTTTAGGATGTTTGAAAGACATAGAAAACGATGAGGACTGGTTAGGTGGAAGAATAACAAACTGGAATCATGCATTTGCTATAATAGATTTTTTTAGTAATGGAGACTATAAGGTAGAAGTTGTAGAAATTATAAAAGGAAGAACAAGTCTGTGGGGGGAGTTAATAGAAGGTTAGATATGAGGATAAATGGAGCAACAGGCAGTAGAAAATTTAATAGGTCAATATGGTTGGATGGTTGCAGTTGCATTTGTTTTTATATTAGGTAGAAACACTATTGAAACTGCAATAGAAGCTATTAAAGTATTTGCAGGCGATGATTTAAATACGGATGATGTAATTATATTTGATGATAGACCAGCTAGGGTTGTTAGGGTTGGTTTATGGAAAACAATACTATTTGTCTATGAGATAGGTTGTGCAGATGGGAAGCCATTTGTAAAAGGTGGAAATAAAGTGGCGATACAAAATGATAAACTTAAAGACCACTTAATAGAAAAGCCACTACCTATGCTAGACTTAAAAAAATGGGATGATTGCAAAGACAAATAATGCTTTTAAAGGATAGTAAAATTAACAAACCTATGAAAAAAGACATAAACAAATATAGAGATGAGGTTATGACCCATCTTGAATATATAAAAGAAAAAGTAGATGCTAATCATAATCACCTTGAAAGAGTAAATGGTAGATTGAATAAAGCAGAGAAAGATATAACTGCTATTAAAACTACAGGTATAACCTTATATACAGTTCTGGGTGCTCTATTAGCATGGTTTGGGATAAGTAAGTGATACCAATTTGGTTAGGAAAGATAATTGCTAAAAGAGCAATTAAAGTAATTAAACATAAAATTGATTTAAAAAAGATTGATAAATATGTTAATAAGCCCAACGAATTAGACATACAGATGAAATACTTGCAGAAAACTATAAATAAACAAGGCAGGTATATTGAAGATTTAGAAAAGGATGTAGCAATATTAAAGAAAAAAAGTCATCCTCCTATATTTAGTGAAGATGATTATAAAGATATTATAAAACGATTAAAAAAATTAGAGAAAAGGAGAAAATAATGCTTGAATACATAACAGCAAACTGGGAGTGGTTTTTATTGGGTTTATATGTAGTAGAGAAGGCAATCTTGTTATCGCCAACAAAGAAAGATGATATGGTTTGGGATATGTTCCTAAGACCGATTGTGGAGAAAATAAAAGGTAGATAATGCCAAGAGCTTTATCAAAGAGTAAAGTAGAAGATTTTGAACCTAGAAAGAAAAACCCTATAGGTTTGTTAGATGATTCTTTTTTAGACTCTCATCTAAAATCATTAAAAATAGGTGATAAAGTTTCTCCTTTGCAGCTCTCTGATTCAGAATTTAAAATAGAGGGAGATTTATTTATAGGTGGAAAATTAACTTCTCATGTTTTAGAAACAGAAAATCAATATTTTGATATTAAGATGGCATCAGATGGAAGTTTTGGATATGTTAGATTTATCCCAGAGGGGTTAGACTCTGCAAGAGACTCTCTCAAAATGTATTTTGATTCGCTTGGAGGGATGTACACTTATAGCGATGGAGATATATATCAGTATGCAAGAGCAAATTTTATATGGTCTGTTCATGGAGGAGGAAGCTCTGTTGTTACAGCTCAACTAGAGGCAGGTGGCAAGTTTACTTTAAATGATGGTGATGACACAGGAGATAAATTTGAAATAGATGTTGGCACAGCAGGTGTAACAACCTTAGCTACAACAGATGACGATGGGACTGGTGCTGATTTAACCTTAGACCCTGATGGAGATTTGATTATATCTGGAGCAGATACTAAAATAGATGCTACTCAAAAGTTGTATCTTGACGGAGGTGGAGACACTTATATAAAAGAAGGTATAGCAGACAGACTTGATATATATGTTGGTGGAACAAATATTGTGAGAATAATTGAAGGTGTAGCGAATTATATATATATAAATGGGGATATTGCAGTAGAAGCTGGTGAAAAATTAATATTTGATAGTGCTATAGGTGGACATACACATATAAGAGAATCAGCAGATGATGAATTAGATATAACTGTAGGTGATGATATTATGCTACATTTAGATGAAAATGGAGCTGATGGAAATCAAGCTCATTTTGTTAATGCAAGTGTAGGATTCACACAATTAGAACCTACTTACAATGCTGCAAGCACTACTGTTGATTTTAGACATTCTAATAAACAAAATTTAACATTTGGTTCTGGCAATATTGGGCATATGAATTTTTATTTCCCTGAGATGTCTGGTAATTTTGTATTACTAATTAAACAAGATGGTACTGGAAGTAGAACAGTTACAGGTGCATGGAGGGTATATGAATTTGATGAAAGTACTGCAGATGGTGCTACTGAAGTAGTTTGGGCAGGTGGTTCAGCTCCGACTTTAACAACAGATGCTAACCATGTTGATATATTAAGTTTTTACTGGGATGCTGATAATGAAATAGCTTATGGTGTAGCTACACTAGATTTTCAGTTTTAATGGCTACTGTTAATTTATTGCCCAATGCAGATGTTTCTAATAATTGGACTTTATCAACAGGCTCTGATGCTTATGCTTTAATAGATGATGACCATACAGCATTTCAAACTACAGATAGTAGTTATCTTTCTGCTACTGCAACAGGAAAGAGTTGTATAGTAGAATTTCAAAATTTTACAGAAAGTTTTAGTAGTATAGATAGTGTTCAAGCAGTTGTAAAATCAGGAAATAATGGTAGAGGAAAGACATTTGAAATAGACATGACTATAGTTAATGGTGGTACTGGGGATTTTTGGGCAGCAGAAGGAAGTGGAACTCAAACAGCTTCAGCTGGGTATAGAACTCAAACATTTACTAGTAGAACAACATCTGATGGTTCTACTGCATGGACTAATACTGATATAAATAATTTAAGGATGGAAGTTGAATTAACTGCTCATTCAGGTGGAACGACAAGATTTACTTACTGTTATTATATAATAACTTATACAGAGCCAGTAGCAGGAGATAATTCAGTATTTTTTGGATGTAATTTTTAAACAAAAGGGAGCAAGAATGAGTAAAGATAAAGAGATAAAAAAATATAAAGAGCAGGCAGAGAAATTAAAAGCAGCATACTTGCAATGCTTAGGAGTTATTCAATACTTAGAAGCAGGTGAAAGCAAAGAAGAGGATGCTAAAAAAAAGGATAAATAATGGCTAGTTTTACAGGAAGCAGTATAAAAGATGTATATAAAGATATTCTTCATACAAGTAACAGCAATACAGGTTTAAGCACTACAATTAAACAAATTACTTGTGGTGATGGAGATACAACTTCTTTATATTTATCTCAAAGAAACTTAAAGGTGCAGCCATCTGCAGATACAACTACTAACACAGTTATATACGATGCTGATGGAAATGCTCTTCTTACTGTTGATTCAACTAATGATGTAGTTAAAGCAGGAGTGGGGCAACATATTGTAAACACTCAATTTAAAACATTTTCATTATGGGATTACAGCCCTACAGCAGGAGCTCATCAAGCTTTAGTTAGCTCTCCAGTACCAACAACTACATCTGATTCTGATTATACAGGTGATGTTAATGGGGCTGAATGGGGAGGAACAGGAACAAATCCTGCAACATCTCTAACTATAAGTTCTGCTGCAGAGCAGCTTATTCCAATGGTTTGGATTTTAAAGGCAAACATAACAATAGATGAAGTTCATTATATTATGTCTTGTGATGCTTCATCAACTGTAAACCTTCATGTATGCTCATATGATATAGTTACAGGAAGTGGTAGTACAGCAGGAGATTTAACAAATGGTGCAGTATTAGCAGACCATACTTCAGCTATAACAGTTGGAGATGATAGAGCATCAAACGGAACAATAACAATTCAAACTGCAGATGTCAATGCTAATAAAGCTATAGTAGTATTTGCAGAAAATGTAGGTGGAACAGATGACATATCAGTTCAATTAAATATAAAATATCATTTAAGGTAAAAGGGGTAATAATGGCAACAGGTAATATAAATTTAACAGTAAATGGGCAAACTTTTGCAAAACAAAAAGCCTATAATAATAAATTTGAAAACAGGCAAGAAGTTGATAACACAGATGGATTTATTAATTTGCTAACAGTAAGCACAACTAAAGGAGCTAATACTGTAAGCAATATAAAAGCTTTATGTGTTTACAATGAGGGTTCTGTGG